AAGGGTGTCCGGCAATGCAGAGGTGTCCGGCAATGCAAGGGTGTTCGGCGATGCAGAGGTGTCCGGCAATGCAAGGGTGTTCGGCGATGCAGAGGTGTCCGGCAATGCATGGGTGTTCGGCAATGCAGATTACACAATTATTCATGGATTTGGTACTCAATTCCGTACCACTACGTTTTTTAGATGCAAAGATAAAAAGGTCAGAGTTGCATGCGGATGTTTCTTTGGGACTATTCCGGAATTCCGCAAGCAGGTAAAAAATACCAGAAAAGGGAGAATTGCAGAAGAATATCTAATGATTGCTGACCTTATGGAAAAACATTTTGAAAAATAAAGTGCTCCGAAGGAGAGCTGAAACCTCTCGCCTCGGAGCTGTAAACCACTAATCGTGCTAGCGGATTACAGGACAATCATATCATTTCTTCCTGTATTTCGCAAGAGAACAGGAGGATTTTTTATGAAGAAAACCGAGGATAAAAAAGTGACAAATTTTGAAGAGTTCGAAACTTTCTATGCAGTTGAAGTTGTAAGAGAGGCGAAAAAGCAGGCTCACAAATGGTTCTGTGCATGGATTGTAACCATGATTGCATTAATTTTTTCAAACGCTGCATGGATGTTTATCAAGTAAGAAAGGAGGAAAGACTGTGGCAATCAGATATACCACAGAACAAAAGAAATACATCCTTTTGAAAGGCAATATTGCAAAAAGGATGGAGGCCGAGCGAGTAAGTGATGCACAGATGGCAGCAATTACCGGAATGGCAGAAAACACTTTCCGTAAAAAGCGAAATAAGCCAGAAACATTCACGTATCCGGAACTGCGGCATATTTTTATTCGATTGAACTTCCCTAACGAGGAAATATTGGAGGCTTTGACATGAAAGATTGGATAGACTCCATTCTGATTGGAGGGATAGCAACGTATCTTCCGTTCTGGACCTGGGACAACAGCCGTGACCAGATCATGGGAGCGTTGGGACTGATCGGAGCTGTGTACATAGCAAGGACGTGGAAAGAATGGACATGCTAGACATGCCAACTAAAAAAGGATCCTCAGAGCTGCAACTCAAATAAGGATCCAAGACAATATATCTCTTCTTCATTGTAGAAGGAAAGAAACTAAAAGTCAATACAAGGAGGACATTATGAACGAAGAGAAAGTCAGAGAAATCTTTGATTTATGTGTCAGGGTTTCTAACGAGACAAGCAGGCGCATAACATTTGATTACAAAATTGATGGTGATGAAACGATGGTTTATTTGTATGTCTTTGGACACAATGGTGCAATCGAAAAGCACTTTATGCTGTCGCAGCATTATAAGTTCGAACCAGACATCTATAGTTTCGATAAAGCTAATGAATATCTACTCAGCATTCTGAATAAAGGAAGGTGTTCGGTATGAATCTGACAGGGAATGGAAGTATTTCTGAAAAGGAATTAGAAGTTATAAGGCATAAGCATTCTGGAATTTATAAAAGACAGGCAGATAATTATACTGCTGTAGAGCGAGAGGAGAAGAAAAATGAATTTGTACGAAATTGATAATGCGATATTGAACTGTGTAGACATGGAGACCGGAGAGATCATTGATATGGGAAAGTTGAATGCTCTCCAGATGGAAAGGAGCCAGAAGATTGAGAATATTGGTTGCTGGATTAAGAATCTTTTGTCAGATGCAGAAGCACTGAAATCTGAAAAAGAAAATCTTGCCAAGAGGCAGAAAGTCGCAGAAAGCAAAGCGGCATCACTGAAAGAGTATCTTTCCCGATATCTGGATGGTGAAAAGTTTAAGTCTGCAAGAGTAGCAATTTCTTTTAGAAGTGGTAGCTCCGTGGATATTGCGGAGGGTGCATCTGTCCCAGAAGAATATCTTAAGTATTCAGAGCCTAAGCCGGACAAGGCCGGTCTGAAGGCAGCACTGAAAGCCGGAGAAAAGTTTCCGGGAATCACTCTGATAACTTCGCAGAATATCCAGATCAAGTAGGAGAAGCTTATGGAAAATCTTGAGTTATATAACAAGGTTCGGGAAGTTCCTAAAGATGCCCAAAAAGCTATTACGGCAGGACGACTGAAAGGTTTTACAGACATTAACCCGATGTGGCGCATCAAGTGCTTGACGGAGCAGTTCGGTCCCTGCGGCCTTGGCTGGTATTACAAAACAATTGAGAAATGGATGGAGACTGTTGGTGATGAGATATGTGTTTTCGTGGCGATTGAACTGTACGTCAAATACGAGGGCGAGTGGTCACAGGCAATTCCCGGAACCGGCGGTAGTAAGTTGGCGACAAAAGAGCGGAACGGAGTCTATGTATCTGATGAGTGTTACAAAATGGCAACCACGGATGCATTGTCAGTGGCATGTAAGAATCTTGGCATTGGGGCAGATGTTTACTGGAAAGAAAGCCATACCAAGTACGATCGGGCAGATGACAGTTCTTCCGAAGTGTCAAGTACTGATATATCTGGACTCAGATCATACTTGAATAAGAACGCTCTGAATGAGAAGAAGATTCTTGAAGCATATAAGCTGACATCTATTAGCCAGTTGACTATTGGAAATATCAAAGCGATAACAGATCCTAAAAATTTGAACTACTTCAAACAAAATTGTGGTGCGTAAATGGAATTTACAGGAAAAATCAAATCACTGGCGAAAGATCTCGTGACCGGAAAGTGGAGCTTACAGGTGGAACTGAATGAAAATGCTCAGGAAGTAATGGAACTCATCAAGCATGAGAAACTGGATATACGCCTTAAGCAGCACAGGGATAAGCGTTCCTTAGATGCAAATGCGTATTACTGGGTATTGCTTACCAAACTTGCTAAAGTCCACGGCTGGACGAATAACGAGGCTCATAACTACATGTTACGTCGTTACGGTCAGATAGAACACGTGGACGGAAATCTGGTTGCGGTTTATCTTCCTGATACAGAAGAAACGGAAAGGGATGTTTTGGACAAGGTGGAATATCATCTTAATCCGCTTCCAAAGACAGTGGTCACAAAGCATGGGGAAATTAAAAGAGTGTATGTTCTTCTTAGAGGATCCAGTACATATGACACAGAGGAGATGGCACGCTTGATTAGTGGATTGATTCAAGATTGCAGGGATTCTGGAATACCAGACGGCGAGATTATGACGCCATTTGAGAAACGAAAGCTTTTTGAGCAGTATGGGATAGGTGGTGTAAATGAACAAAAGAACAAAAGCGTTACAGTTTGATGCAAAAACGCGCAAAAGAATTCTCGATAGAGATCACGGCTGCATATTTTGCCAGATTGGTTTTTATATGCATTCTTCATCCGATTTCCAATATAAGCAGCTTGATATTATGCATATTGTCAACCGATCACAGGGTGGACTTGGAATCGAACAGAATGGAGTTACCGGATGTAGATACCACCATCAGCTTCTAGATAATGGAGCAAAAGGTTTACGGCCAGATATGCTGGCATATATCGAAAAATACATGAGTTGTATCTATCCCGGATGGAATCCAAAAGAGCTTATATATAAAAAATACGGGTGCAACTAAAATTCATATAGATATATCACACGATTTTCCCTCAGGGAGTGGCCTGTTATAACTTCCTGAGGGGGAAAGGAGACGCATGAATAGTAGAAGTAAAGGGGCTGTCGGAGAAAGAGAAGTAGCCGGTATCCTTCGCGGGTATGGTTACAAGGCAAGAAGAGGGCAGCAGTATTGTGGGTCCAACGGAGATGCGGATGTAGTTGGTCTTCCTGGAATTCACATTGAAGTGAAGAGAAGAGAAAAACTAAATATATATGAGGCTGTAGATCAGTCGAAGAGGAATCGGAAACCGGATGAACTTCCGGCGGTGTTCCACAGGAAGAACCATTGTGAGTGGTTGGTTACGATGCCGTTTGATGAATGGATGAAGATATACAGGGAATGGGAGGCTGGTTATGGACTACGTGAAGATCAGCAGGAAAATCCTTGATTGGGAATGGTACACGGACATCAATACGAAGGTACTGTTCCTGCACATCCTGTTAAAAGCAAACTGGAAAGACGGAAGGTTTCAGGGAATAGAAGTACCAAGAGGATCATTTGTGACTTCTTTGCAGAATCTAGCAGCAGAAACAGGGCTTACAGTAAGGAATGTAAGAACGGCACTAAAACATCTGGAAAATACCGGAGAAGTGACAAGCAACCGACACGTTAAATTCAGCGTAATTACGGTAAAAAACTACGACAGGTATCAGTCAGGCGACACACAAGTGACAGTCAATCGACAAGCAAGTGACAGTCAAGTGACAACAATAGAAGAAGGGAAGAAGGAAAGAAAGGAAGAATATAATAAATCTCCTAAAGGAGATTATGAGAGTGGAATTTCTGAAAACAGCATCTATACCACGATTCGTGAATTGTACAATTCCGTTTGTGGGTCGTATCCCCGCCTGGTAAAGATGTCTGAGGCAAGGAAGAAGGCTATAAATGCCAGAATGAAGACAGGTTACACTCTTGATGACTTCCAGACTTTGTTTGAAAAGGCAGAGGCTTCCGATTTCCTGAAGGGAAAAAATAAACGCAACTGGTCAGCAACATTTGACTGGTTGGTCAGTGATTCCAACATGGCAAAGGTCCTTGACGGAAACTATGATGCGAGAAAAGAGGCGATAAAAGATGAACCAGAACCAACTAACTCAGTCAGATTATGGTGAGTGTCCTGTGTGCCATGGGACTGGATGGGAGACATATTATGCCACGGTCTATGATTACGGACTTCCAGAAGAAATTCAATATGCTCGCAGATGTCCAAAGTGCAAAGGTGGTTATAGAGCACAGGACCGTACCGGAGTACCAAAAGAGTACCATGATGCAGATCTTGGCAAGTTCGATTTTGATATTTATCAGAGAGACATGAGCAAACTGAGAGACTTGTGCACCACCTTTCTGAACCATTTCCAGAAGTGGGAAATGGCAGGAAAGGGACTGTATCTGTGGAGCAAGACACCGGGAAGTGGAAAAACCTTCTTGGCGTGCTGTCTGGCGAAATCGGTGATGATGAAATACGATCTGCAAATGCGTTTCGTGACTGCACCTGACTACATAAGCGCTGTTGGTGACAGCTACAAGCGTGATCGCGGAGAAGAGGATCCCAGTCAGGTATACCGGGATTGCAAACTTCTTGTTCTGGATGATATCGGCGCACAGGCAGACAAGGAATGGCAGCGGCAGGAAATGTTCCGTCTGATCAACAAGCGTATGGAGGACGGAAACATTACAATTTACACTTCCAATATGAGCACCGATAATCTGAATGTGGACACCAGAACCAGAGACCGGATCATTAAGACCTGTGTAGAGTTACAAATGCCAGAGGAAGGTATTCGAAAGAAAAAAGCAGCAGGAGAACAGAGGCAGTTCCTTGCGAGCGTAATGGGATAGAGGAGAGAAGATGGTTAAGAAGATGGGAGTTTAAAATGAAGTTTATAGATTTTTTCGCAGGAATCGGAGGATTTCGCAGGGGAATGGAATTAGCGGGGCATGAATGCGTTGGTTTTTGCGAATTCGATAAATTTGCTACTGCGAGTTACATCTCAATGCACTTACTGACAGAAGAGCAGCGAAAGACATTGGAAGATATTCCTATCAAGAAAAGACAGAAGGAAATATTAAAGGAGGAATACAGAAATGGAGAATGGTATGCAAATGACATTCGAAGAGTGTATGCCGGAGACATTCCAAAAGCAGATTGCTGGTGTTTCGGATTCCCTTGTCAGGACATATCCGTTGCAGGAAAGCAAGCCGGATTTCAAGGAAACCGTTCAAGCCTGTTTTTCAGAGTTATGTACCTTGTCGGACAACTCAAAGAAGAAGATAAACCCACTTACCTTTTCATTGAGAACGTTAAAAATCTGCTTAGTGTTAATGGAGGATGGGATTTCGCCAGACTGCTCATTGAAATGGATAGGGCAGGGTATGATGCAGAATGGCAGGTGCTCAACTCCAAAGATTTCGGAGTACCGCAAAGCCGGGAAAGATGTTTTATTATCGGACATCTTAGAGGGAGAAGTACCTCAAAAATATTTCCTATCGAAGGAACAGACGAAAAAAATAGTGTTTCGTTAAATCTTTTTAGTTGTCTTAATGGTAGAAATTCACAGCGAGATAGAGTTTATAGCGATGATGGATTAGCTCCAACAATCAGTACGAAGCCGGGAGGAAACACAGAACCCAAAGTATCCATAAAAATTATCGGTGAAATAAGCTCGTCTCAGGACGGCAAAATTCTTTCGACTGATGGTATTGCAAATTGCCATTCGGCAGGGCACGGGAATAATCCAAAGATTGCAATTCCAGTATTGACACCAGATCGCGCAGAAAAACGTCAGAATGGACGGAGATTCAGAGACAATGGCGAGCCAATGTTTACACTTACAAGAGCAGATATACATGGCGTAGCGATTGAACCTACTGGATTTAATTGTATGCCAGATGGAACATGCAGAACATTGAAAAATCAATACCAGAAAAACAGCGGAGTAAATTTCGCTTGCCAAACAGACAGAGGTGCTACGGCTGTTGCTGTTAAGTTCAAAAACATTACAGCAAGCACAATCAGGAAAGTTGCTCCTAGAAATAAAGTTTCGATACTTAGAGGACAATCGCAAGAAAATAATTTAGATATTTGCGTAAAGGTAGCAGAAGCAACAAAACAAGGATATTCAGAGTGCAGAGTTGGTGTCGATGCTGTGAATTTATCAGTTCCAGGTAGTAAGATAAGAAGAGGAAGAGTTGGGAAAGAGATTGCAAACACACTAGACACAAGCTGCAATCAAGGGATATTTGTTCAAGTGTCGGAAGAATTGGTTGTATATGCGGTCTGGTATGAAAAATATCAGTGTTACATAGCAATCCGGAAGCTGACACCGAAAGAATGCTTTAGGCTGCAAGGTTGGTCTGATGATTATTTTGATAAAGCACAGTTCGTAAATTCTGACAGCCAGTTATACAAGCAGGCAGGAAACGGCGTAACAGTGACAGTTATAGAAACTATAGCAAGAAAAATGAACGTAAATCTAAATTGATAGCGTGTCAGTTTCTTAGATGGGGAAAGTGAGGATGGAAATGGATTATAAACACTGTAGATGTGGATGCGGTGGAATTATAGGGCAATACAGTAAAACAAGTGGATTTATCTGTGAAAAATGCAATAAAAAGTATCAATTATCAGAGCTAAAATTTGATTGGATTGCATCGAACGAAAAGACAGGATGGCTGTTTCCGATGTTGAAAAAGGAGGACGCAAAATGAAATTCAAAAGTAACGCTAAGTATAACGAAGAGCCCAAAACCGGGAGCGTTTTCGCTTTGAAATACAATTCTTTAGTAATCGTTATCCACAAATACGTTGGTTACGGAGATACACTGTTTCTAAACTGTAGTACATTGGGTGTTTTCAACTGTAATCTCGGAACAGAGGATTTTAACGAAGCTGTCAGCAAAGCGAAAGAAGTTGTCATGCGTGAGGTTAAGAAAATCAGAGAGGATTCATACAGATTCTATTCAGACAACAATATTGAATTTGACAGATATTAGGAGGGCAAAAAATGAGCTACTGTGACGGAACTTGTAAGTATCTGAATAAAAGAAAACACAAATGCGAATTGACAGGAGAAAAACTCACATACATGAAATGGAGTCGTGGAATCGAGTGTTCAGTGCATGAATACAGAGGATTCTGTGAGAAAGATGAGGAGGATACAAAATGTTAATCAGAAGTCAGAATAAAGCAATTTTATTAAACTTTAGCAATTCGACTGTAGTTTATATTGCGAAAAATGACAAGGATTTTGTTATTTCAAGCCTAGGGAACGAAAACAGATATAGACTTGGTAAATATTCTTCAGAAGCGAAAGCTATGAAAGTACTGGATATGATTCAGGAAGCCTGCATAAACGGACATATTGATTATCAGATGCCAGAGGATGGGAGCGTGGAAGTATGAAACATGTAAAAGAATTACTAAAAAAATACATTGAAGCTGACAATCAAATCCTCGAAGAAAGGGATGCATTTGTAACTTTTCAGGAATTAATTGATGAGTTGCAAGAAGCTATCGAACAGGATGAGAAAGAAAATGGTTGGATTCCGGTCAGTGAGAGATTGCCAGAAACAGATGATTATATTCTTCTCTCTTTTGCGAATTACTCAATCCCAATAATCGGAAGATGTGAAAGAGATAAAGATGGCAACGGCATTTTTTACGCCGGTGACGATTTAATATCTTGTTTAGGTAATGATTTATATGTCAACGCCTGGATGGAATTGCCGGAGCGCTATAGGGAGGACGAATCATGATTACATTCTTATTAGGATTCACCCTTGGAATCATAGTCGGAGTGGCCGGTCTTGCATGTGCAGCGATCATGTACGATAAGCACCACCCAGACAAATAGTAGAAAGGAGCAACGGTATGCTGACAAGGAATAAAAAACTGAAAGACTACGGTATTCCGGCAGAGGACGTTGAAAAACTGAATACGATGCTGAAAGACTTCCCGGCAGAGTACGGATACCTGCTTACCAGTGCCGCCTTGTCAGCTTGCCCGAAAAACACGGTGATAGCGGATATGGTAATTGAGAATATCCTACACCGGAAAAGTTACAGGAAAATCAGCAAAGAAAGATATATCCCGATGAATCCGAAGGATTTCTACGGATACAGGCGCAAGACCGTCGCTGTACTGTATGAGAGGATGCGGTTGTTGGGAGTGTGGGAGGATGAAAGATGAAAGAATATAGATGTCCAAAGTGCAATAGTAAAAACCTTTTTGTCAAGAAAGTTGGGAATAATACGGGATTGTATTGCGGGGATTGCGGTGCATGGATTAAATGGGTCGGGAAAAATGAGCTGAGAGCGTTTGAATATTTAACTAAGCAGAAACACGTAGACGATGCTAATAGCAAACAAGACGATATTGCAAGCATCATTTACGGCACTCTCGATCATATGTATTGCGATAATTGCAGATTCAATAGCGAAATTAAAGAAAGTGATAATGGTGAATGGAACTGTGATGAATGCCACAGAAAATATAATGGATGGGGAGTTTCCATGCAGGAAAGTAATAAAATTGCAAAAGAAATTTTAAAACAGTTAGGAGAATAGAATATGAGCAGACTGATTGATGCAGACGAATTAATTAAATACATCAAAATTTGGGAGATTGGGACAAGCATTAGTTCCGACCAGAAAGAGTTTATTGATTGTGTTAACAGACAGCTGACAGCATTTGATGCGGAAAAAGTTACGGAATCGCTTATGGACAGATTTCGTGTTGTTTCCAATGATGAGGACTTGGAATGGAACAGAGCTATAGATTATGCTATTAAAATCTTAGAAGGTGGTGGAGTTGAATGAGAGAAATTCTTTCCAAGGCAAAGCAGATTGATAATGGTGAATGGATAGAAGGGAGCCTCATAGATTTAGACATTGACAACGGATATTGTTATATTGTTCCACCGTATAAAAAAGCGAGTATATTGCCAATCATCTTTTTAATAACAGACAGAATGAAATTGGTTGATCCAGAAACCCTCTGCCGGTTTACAGGACTTTGCGACAAGAACGGAAATAAGATTTGGAAGAACGACATTTTGATGTGTCATGGAAACCCAAAAGACCTTGTAAAAGCGGCATTTGGAGAATTTGGTGTAAGAAATATTGAAACCGGCTCCATAGTAGACAAAGTTGTCGGATGGCATTATGAGGTTGTTCCGACAGATGCAATCAGCAGATGTGAACCATTCTGCTGGCCAATGCCATTGACAGAATATTATATCGAAAGATGCGAAATGGAAGTAGTTGGAAATATTTTCGATAATAAAGAACTATTACAGGAGGTGCCGGAATGAGTAAATCAGTATTAGTGATTGATACACCGGAGAATTGCTATGACTGCCCGTTCGGAACTGCATACTGCGGCGAACTTGAATATGTGGGTTATTGTGAATTAGCTGACTGTTTAGATTATGATGTAATTCTGATGACAGAAGAACATTATGATTGTGAAAGTAAATCAAGACCTGAATGGTGTCCGCTTATGGACTTGCCAGAGAAAGATAAGGAGGAAGAAAATGAGTAAATCAGTATTAGTGATTGATACACCGGAGAATTGCGGAAAATGTAAATTTATAAGCGGATTTTGGTGCAGAGCAATGGATGGTAGGAGAGTTCCAAACAATGATGTAATCCCTAATTGGTGTCCATTGAAGCCACTGCCGGAGAAAAGTACTACCGAGAATGATATGACGGATTATCAGCGCGGGATGGTCGATGGTCGAAATCAGTGCATTGATGAGATTGTATGAGAGGTAGAGCAGATGAGCAAGAAAGTAAAGTGTTGTGAATGCGATTCTTTTATGGGATGGGCTTTGCCAAGAGGGGTAGATAAAGACAATTACGAATATGCGAAAGAAGTTTTGAAGTTAGCATCTACTACAGGAATATGTGAATATACCATGAAAACCAAGGCAAGGTCGCATGAGCAGTATTGCAGAAAATTTAAAAAAGACAAGTTTTTAGAACGACATAACGATTTTTTTAAAGATGAAATTTTAAAACTTGAAAACATGATCAAGGAATATGAAAAAGAAAATTTTGTGGAAGTAGACGAATCATGGAAAGCTCATTTTATGAGAAGATTTCAAGAGGTGAAGTAGATGGAGAGATTAACAGAAAGATATGATATTACGCCAGACGGAGAATCAGATGTCTGGGTTAAACAGCACGATTATATTTCAGCGGCGCGAAAGCTTTGTGATTACGAAGACCTGGAAGAACAGGGCTTGCTTGTGAGATTGCCGGTACCATTAGGTTCTAAAGTCTATTGTATTTCTACGAGAGATAAACAAAATTCTATTATTTTTGAAAAAAATTTTGTTTTAGGAATGTTGTATTTTTGGGATTCGACAGTATTTGCCACACGTGAAGAAGCTGAGAAGAAGTTGAGAAGAAGTTGGAGGAGATGAAGAATGGCTGAATATGTTAAAAAGTCAGATATAATAAAAATCATGGAAAATAATTCTCACATGATAGAGGTATTTGGAGTTAAGAAGAAAATGATTGACGGATTCGCAATGTGTTGTGATTTCGCAGATCTGGAAACTGTCAGTATTGAGGAGGACGATAAGGATGATTAATATGAAACCAGAAGAAGCAAAAGACATATTATCCGATATGAGAGACCAGCATTTATGTTTCCTTGAAAGTTCTGAAAACAAAGATGAATGGCAGAAAAAATATCTCAAGGAAGCATGGGCGTGTGATTCCGGAGCAAAAGCATTGGAAAAGCAGATTCCATGCAAACCTGAAGAATATGTTCCAGATTTTCCGTACAATATATTTTCCACTCAAAAATGTGCGAAATGCGGAACACCTGTTATTGGTAAAAAAATAAGCAAGTACTGTTCTGAATGCGGGCAGAAAATTGACTGGGGAGAGGAGTGATTAAATGGATTTTAATACAGCAATGGCGAAATCAGTAGCATGGGCCAGTACATCATTTGCCTTAATAGCGGCACTCAGTTATACAAAAGAACCATTATGCTTAATGGCATTAGTTCTTCCGCTGTTTGTTGGATTACTTGCACATTAATGAGAAGGAGTTGATAATCATGTTGGACAATCCTACACTTGAAATTGACAGAGAAAAGAACGAAGTTACGATAAAATGTAATGGGGATACTATAAAGTTCAAAGATGATAATGTGGAAGTGACCAGGGCGAGCAAAAAACATGATGTTTAAGTCACCAGACATAACCCCGCAACTCGCCATATCAGCATTCACAGTACTACATCAATATTGCAGCTCAATCAGTCCACATGACTGCATCAGATGCGCATTTTACGAACATTGCCCGGAGTGTTTCATGGGGTGCCCGGGAGATCAGGGCGAGACGATCAGAAAATTACAAAGCAATGAATAAAATTAGAGAGTCGGTATTTACCGGCTCTTTTTATTGCAAAATTCCTCAAACATGTACCACAACTTTTCCGCCAACCTATGATAGAATATACTCAGAAGTGTTACTATGGGGTTTTATAGACAGTTGGAGGTGAGAACGTGGGAATGACGCCAAAGTACACAAGCGTTGAAGAGATTGAGAGCAAAATAGAACAGTATTTCGAAGATTGCAAAGGTTATCCATTAACCGATGAAAAAGGGAAACAAATATTTAACAAGTTTGGATCCCCTATTTTCATAGATGTTCACCCTCCGACCGTTACAGGACTTGCCTTGGCCCTTGGATTTACGAGCAGACAGGCACTTTTAAATTATCAGGCAAAGCCGGCATTTGTTGACACGATTACGCGCGCGAAAGCCAGAGTGGAACAGTACGCAGAGGAAAGGCTATTTGATCGTGACGGTTCAAATGGCGCTCAGTTCAGCTTGAGAAATAATTTTAAGGGATGGGATGCTGATAAGAAAAATGATGATTCTGGAGATGGAAAGATTACGATTGTGAATAATATTCCAAGGCCGGAGAAGCAGGATGGAAAGTAACGCTATCAAACTGAATGAGATTGTGGCACCAGCATTTTACAATGTGTTTTGGGATATTTTAGATGGTAAACACACTTACTATGATCTGTACGGTGGACGTGGATCCACAAAATCATCTTTTGTAGGCGGCATGATTCCGTTTCAGATGATGCAGGATGCAGAGAATGGCTTAATGTCAAATGCTGTAATCTTTCGGAAAGTCGGTAATACGCTCAGAGAATCTGTGTATGAACAGATCGCATGGGGAATTGATGCGCTTGGAGCAAGTGATTTATGGGCTGACAGTTTAAGTCCTATGCAATATGTGTATAAGCCAACAGGACAAAAGATCATATTCAGAGGACTGGATAAAGCTAAGAAAACAAAGTCCATAAAAGTAAAAAAAGGATATTTCAAGTACCTTTGGTTTGAGGAGCTTGATGAGTTTGCCGGAATTGAAGAAATCCGTACAGTTCAACAGTCTGTACTTCGTGGTGGAAGCAAATTTGAAGTATTTAAGACATTTAATCCACCGATCAGCCGGAGCAACTGGGCGAACGTGTATGTGGAGGAACCGAGAGTTGACAGCTACAGACACAAGAGCGATTATAGATCAGTTCCTGTTGAATGGCTTGGTCAGCAATTTATTGATGATGCAGAGCATCTGAAGAAAACAAATCAGAGAGCTTACGACCATGAATATCTCGGTCTTCCTGTTGGACTTGGAACAAATATTTTCGAACTGTTAGAAATTCGAAAAATTACAGATGAAGAGATTCAGAGCTTTCAAAGTATCTACCAGGGACAGGACTGGGGGTGGTATCCAGATCCTAAAGCATTTCTCCGTGTAGCTTATGTTCCTAATCAGGAAAAAGTTTTTTTATTAGATGAGCTTGGAGGTTCCAAGATAAGAAACAAGGAAATGGCTAACCAGATAAAGAAAAAAGGATATGATGATTATTCAATATCTTGCGGAGTTGATGAAGAAGAAAGTATTATTGACTTCCGAGATGCAGGGCTTCCAGCACGTAGGGCCATTGTTACACCGGGAAGCCGCAAATATACGTTTGAGTGGCTACAGTGTCGAACGTTGGTTATTGATCCGGCAAGAACGCCTAGAGCATACAAGGAAATTATCAATTATGAACATGAAGTAGATAGCAATGGAGAAGTTATCGCAGATTATCCAGATGGCAACGATCACTGGATAGATTCTCTCAGATACGCAACCAGTCCATTGTCCATGAGAAGGGGGCATAGTGCATAAAATGTTAGATAGGTACTTTTCAGAGAAAATAAATAAATTCTTAAGCATCGGTTTAAAAATATATGGATCATCTGACATTAACGAAATCTTAAAAGTTGTAGAATATGAAGACATTATTGTGCGAGATACTTCTGTAAGATGGATGGATTTTAAAAGGTAGATTAAATGGGACTAATAACAACACTAAAAAGGTGGTTTAACATGATATTCAAAAAACAAGCCGAAGAGGATTTTGATATCCAGGCAGCAGAATTCCCGGAGATGGAATCACTGATCAATCGGTGCGCGAACATTTACAGGGGAGTACCGGAATGGCTAGATGATAAGAATAATATCAAGACGATTAATTTCGCGAAATCCGTCTGCTCAGAAACAGCACGGCTCGCAACGCTGGCAATCGGCATTCAGATAGACGGTTCCGCAAGGGCTACATGGCTACAGGAGCAAATAGATAAAGTATATTTCCAGATTCGGCACTGGGTGGAATATGGATGTGCTTACGGAACGGTGTTCATTAAGCCAAACGGCGAGAGCCTTGACGTATTTACTCCGGCAGATGTGATGATTGTGGACTACGATAATCAGGAAATCAAAGGGATTATATTTAAAGATTCGTATACAGTTGGACGAAAATACTACACAAGACTCGAATATCACAGGTTTGTTGAGGAAACAGTGGACGGAGTGACAACTTATCCGTACTACGTTTCTAATAGAGCTTATGTATCAAAATCCCCTCAGTCAATCGGAGACAAGATTGACCTTAAACAGACAAAGTGGGCTGACCTCATGGCAGATACACCGCCGATACTCAAGGCAAACGGCGAGAAGCTGGACGGACCGTTGTACGGAATGTTGCGGACACCGCAGGCAAACAATGTGGATATCAGTACACCACTTGGACTTCCAATATTTGCAGAAGCTATCGAAGAGCTGAAAGACCTTGACATTGCATACAGTCGTAATGCCGGAGAAATTTTTGATTCGCAGAAGATAGTTCTGGCAGATGACAGATTGCTGATGCCAAGCGGTACACCTGTAGCAGCCATGTCACCACAGGGTATGGAGAACAGACGGAACGAGATGAGATTGCCACATTTTGTTAAGAATGTATTCGGACAGGACGAGAAAGAGTTTTATCAAGAAATCAATCCGGTTCTCAACACAGATACCCGTATAGCCGGCATAAATGCCCTTTTAAATCAGATAGGGTATAAGATTGGATTCTCCAACGGATATTTTGTTTTTAATGAAAAAACCGGTATGGTGACGGCTAAGCAGGTAGAATCAGACGACCGACGGACAATTCAGTTTATCAAGGACGTTCGGGATAAGCTGGAGGATTGTCTGAATGGCGTAATCTATGCACTCAATGTTTTTGCCGATCTGTACGGTCTGACTCCGGTTGGTGCGTATGAAGTAACATACGACTTCGGAGACATAACTTATAACAGAGAAGAAGACCGGGCGAGATGGTGGCAGTATGTTGTACAGGGAAAGGTTCCGGCATGGATGTATTTCGTGAAGTTTGAAGGTATGACGGAAAATGATGCGAAGGCAATGGTTAAAGAAGCCCAGCCAGACGAACCAAAACTGTTTGGAGATGAGTAATTATGTTAAGCCCAGAATATTTACGCCGGATAACAGAGGGCAGTGAACAGATTGCGGAAGAATTGCATCAGTATATCATCTCTGAGATCGTGTCTCGAATGATGGCAAGAATTGGCAGAGGTGAAGATTATATTCTGACTAATGCCGATGCGTGGAGAATCAGAACGCTACAGGAATCCGGTGAACTGTTAGAGGACATTCTGACAGAATTATCCAAATATACCAAACGCGAACAGCAGGAACTTCTTGAAGCGTTTGAAGATGCTGGAATCACTGCGATGAACTACGACGACAAGGTATACAAGGCGGCAGGATTAAGCCCTGTACCACTCGAACAGTCACCAGCTATGATAAGACTCATGGAGCGGAATATGCTTGCGACCATGGGTGAGTGGAAGAACTTTACAAGAACGACTGCAAGTGCCGCTCAAAGACTCTATATTGAGCAGTGCGAACTTGCGTACAATCATGTAATGACTGGGGCGGTTGGGTATACACAAGCCATTAAAGAGGCAGTTAATAACGTTGTGAGCGATGGTGTTACTGTCACATATCCATCTGGCAGAAAAGATACGATCGAAACAGCAGTCGCACGTTCTGTCAGAACTGGTGTGGCTCAGGCTACGGGAGATATATCCCTAAAGCGCATGGAAGAAATGAACTGGGATTTAGTTCTGGTCAGTGCACACATCGGAGCGAGAACGGGGGACGGTGGAGAAAATCCTGGAAATCATTCGTGTTGGCAAGGAAAGATATACTCTCGTTCTGGCAAGAGCAAGAAATTTCCGCCGTTCTCATTGACTGGATACGGAACAGCAAGCGGACTGTCAGGGGTCAACTGTCGGCATAGCTTTGGGGCAAGTGATGGAGAATTTAATCCCTACGCAGAACTATCGGCGCAGGATAAAGCCAACAAGGGAAAGCAGTATGAAAAAGAACAGCGGCAACGTACTTATGAGCGAAGAATCCGCAAAACAAAGCGTGAAGTTCTTGGACTGCAAGCAGGAGTTGACAATGCACCGAATGAAAAGGCAAGGTTCGCCCTCCAACAAGACCTTGACCGGAAGTCTTATCTTTTACAGAAACAAAATGCTGCATACAAAGATTACTGCAAGCGGAATGACCTGAGAGAACTGCAAGACCGGCTCATGATAGCGAAGTGGAACCGTCAGAACGCCGCAAAAGCCAGAGGAGCAGCAAAACGATATAAAACAGCGAAGGGGATTGACTGATGGATAGATGGGAATATTTCAATCCGAATCCTGTTAAGGATAAGAGAACAGGAGATTGTGTTGTCCGGGCAATATGCAAGGCAACCGGTTTCGACTGGGAAACAGTATTCGCCGGATTAATGGTACAGGCGTGCGCTTTGTCAGATATGCCAAGTGCAAATTATGTCTGGGGAGCGTACCTCTACAAACATGGGTACAGACGCAAACTGATTGAACAATCAGAACGATATATCTATACAGTCAATGATTTTTGCACAGACCATCCGACAGGCACGTACATTCTCTGCATAGATGGTCATGTGGTGACAGTACGGGATGGAAAATATTACGATACATGGGATTCCGGAAATGAAGTCCCGGTATATTACTGGGAAAAGGAGTAGCTAAATGAGCATATCAGAATTTGTACAAGTATTCCTCTCAATTTGCGGAGGAGTGTCTATTGTCGGAGGAGCGGTGGCCGTAATTCTTAAGTGGATTACTCCGGCATTTCGACTCAACAAGCGAGTTGAGACACTGGAAGAACATGATAAGCGAGATTACGAGAGTCTTCAGAGGATTGCGGAACGTGATTCATTGATTCTGGAAGTATTGTCGACCATGTTGGACAGCCAGATTAGCGGGAATAACGTTGAGGAATTAAAAAAAACAAAACAGAAGCTTACAAATTATCTTGCGCAGAATCAGCGTTAATTGCATTAATAAGGGGTATGCTCATGAAATTATATGTGTTCACGAAAAAAGATATAGACAGGTTCTTGAGGGAGTGTAATTTCACACCGGACGAAGAAAGACTGTTCCGGCTGAGATGCAAGGAATATACGCTTGAATACTGCGCTGAACAAATGAACGTGAGCATATCTACCGTAAAGAGATTAAGCAGAAGAGTAAACAGTAAGATTATAAAAGTATGCTAAAAGGAGAGGCAATTTACCCCTCCTTCTTTTTATGCAAAATCTTCTTTTACAGCTCTTTCAAGTAGCTTTATAACATATTCTGGTGGAGTTCGCTTGCCACTCTCCCAGTTTTCTATGCTTCTTTTAGGAATACCATATTTTTCAGAAAAAGCTTGCTGGCTCAGATTTGTAAAATTCCTTAATTCCTTTACATCCATATATTAACCTCTCGTTTCTTCCCAATCGCCATCGTCAAAAATGGTAACCTGTCTATGTATCGTCTGCATCCAGTCTTCACCAGTGAAATTTCCGAACGGATCTCGGCTTTTTCTCGGTACTTCCTGTTCTAATTTCACATAACGACACCACGTAGATTCGTCTTTTACTATTTTCCATCCTTTTTCAATTAATTGCTTAATCCTTTCTTCGCCCGTCATTTTATTATCCTCCCTTGACTATATTTTTACCTTCGTGGTATAATGTCTTTGTCACTTACAGAGGGATGTTCTGTAAGCGGAGTGCCTAACGATTCCGGGCACCACGGATTGAAATAATAATTTTAGGTATAAAGAGCTAGTTTTGCATGCTTAGCTCTTTTTACTTTGCATTTTTTCCGTCTCCATAACATTTATAAAACGCTTCAACCAGCTCTGCCAGTTCCTGCGGCGTGAGCTTTTCTTTTAGGTCATCCGGGATACGATTGTAATTGCGCGCAAAGGTTTCAACACAATCTCCAATTTTGCATGCCTTTTTGACCTGTTCAAGTTTGTACATTGCTCCGATTTCTTCAGCTGTAAACATCTCTTTTCTAAGAGCTTCACGGCCTTCTTTGTCTCGATCAAGCCCCAATGATTTTATCGCTACCTTCTTACTAATGACTCCGATTCCTTGTATTTTCATTTTAATCCTCCTTTATTATAAAACGCGATATCTCACGATATCTTCAACTTTCTCAGGACTTCCATACCAGTATTTTTCGTCTGGATTCCATTTAAGCCCAAATTCTTTTAAAGTTTTCCTACAATTAAAAGTATTTCCAGAAACAACTCCGTCTCCAAGGTTAAAAAGAACTTCGCATCCATCAAGGAAAGCATTGAAATATTTGCCAAGCTTTGCGAGCTTGAGATCTTCTTTAGCTTTTTCCCATGCTCTTTTAAGTGCTACAGAAATAGTACATTTACACTGTCTTACGATACTCCATGCATTTTTCATGATTTCTGATTTGTTATACTTCATAATGCTTACCTCCTAAATGATTCCTTATTTCCTCTTGTTGATATTATAATACCACCCAGTGAGTGATATGTCAATACTTTTTTGACACTTTTTCGAACTTTTTAGATTGATATATCTATGTAAAAATATAATCAGAAAGGCGGTGCATAAGATGGCATTATATAACAATCCTTATCAATACAGTTTTGGTGTTCCGGGGCAGATGAATCAGTTCCAGCAACAGCCTGCCCAGATGCCAGCTCAACCAGTACAGCAACCACAGCAGAATAACAATGGCATCCTGTGGGTGTCTGGAGAAGTCGGTGCAAAATCTTATCTGGTAGCACCCGGAACAAGTGTTTTACTGATGGATTCAGAATCAGAGAAATTTTATATAAAATCCACAGACGTATCCGGCATGCCGCAGCCACTGCGAACGTTTGAATACAACGAGGTAGGCTCTCAGATGCCGCCTAAACAGACTGTTCAGAACATGGACAGTAAATACGTCACCAGACAGGAATACGACGATTTAAAGGGCAAATACGAAGCTATCATAAACCGATTAAATTCTTTTTCTGAACCTGTTAGGGCTAATACCGTGCAGGAATCAGCAAACAAGGGAGGAAATGTAGATGAGTAATCCATTATTTAACACACTTGGCGGTGGGATGCCACAGGGAAACGGACCAATGCAGATGATACAGCAGTTTATGCAGTTTAAGCAGAATTTTAAAGGAGATCCGAAAGCAGAAGTTGAGAAAATGCTACAGTCTGGAAGGATTTCACAGCAACAGCTTAATCAGGTTCAGCAGATGGCAGGGCAGTTCCAGCACATGCTGAAAGGAATGAAATAGTACATTACAATCTGGCCAGATTGATGTAAATATACAATAAAGGAGATTATATTATGGATGGAAATTATAGCTTAGCAGATATTGCCGCTGCTACTGGAAACGGTAGAAATAATGACGGCATGTTTGGTGGAGATGGTAGCTGGTGGATTATTGTTTTATTCATTTTTGCTTTCTTCGGATGGGGAAACAACGGCTGGGGCAATAATGGAAACGGCGGTGGATATGTAGCCACAGCAGCTACTCAGGCAGACATCCAGAGAGGATTTGACAATTCCGCTGTGATTAGCAAACTTGACGGAATCAATAACGGTCTCTGTGACGGATTCTATTCAATGAACAATGGTATGCTTACCGGATTCAACGGAATCAACACAAACATCATGCAGACTGGTTTCGGCATTCAGCAGGCTATTAACGCTGACACTGTAGCAAATATGCAGAATACCAATGCACTCCAGGCACAGCTTGCGAACTGTTGCTGCGAAACCAGAGAAGCAATTCAGGGCGTAAACTACAATATGGCGCAGAACACCTGTGCATTACAGAACACCATGAACAGCAACACAAGAGATATCATTGACAGCCAGAACGCTGGGACAAGAGCCATTCTCGACTATCTTTGCAATGAAAAGATTTCTAACCTGCAGGCTGAAAATAACGACCTCAGACGTGCTGCTTCTCAGGACCGCCAGAGCGCACTTCTCACAACTGCAATGGCTTCACAGACACAGCAGCTCATTAATGCGATTAATCCGGCACCGATTCCGGCATATCAGGTTCCTAATCCGAACACATTTTACGGATGCGGATGCAACACTGGATGTAATTGCTGATAACTTCATATCGAGAGTATCTTTCGATTGATTCGGATGTCGGCTTATGCCGTATTACACAGAGGGCAGGCTGAGACCTGTCCTTTTGTGATATGAAAGGAGTATTTTTATGGCAGAATTTACAAATGTTGCTGCTCAGACTGTAGCAGCAAATGGAAACGTAGTATTTTCAAACACAGCAGTTAAAGGTTCTAACTGCATTCAGCACAGGGAGGGAAGTGGAATCATTACGCTGAGAGGACTTACTAACCAGTGCAAGGCTAGATTTTTCGTGGACTTCTCTGGTAATATTGCAATTCCAACAGGTGGTACTGTCGGGGCTATCTCTCTGGCTATTGCAATATCTGGTGAGCCGGTTCTTTCTTCTCAGATGATTTCCACACCGGCAGCAGTAGACCAGTACAACAATGTGTCCTCTGGAATCTATATTGATGTACCTCGCGGATGTTGCGTTAATATCGCAGTAGAGAATACAAGCGATCAGGCTGTTTCTGTTGCGAACGCAAACATTGTTGTGACCAGAGAAGCATAGGAGGTGTGATTATGAGAGACATTAAAGACTTATGTGCAAGAATTGAAGACGAACTGTCCAAAATTGCTGACAGTGGACTGACCACTGGAAATCTGGAAATGACATACAAGCTGATTGATATGTATAAAGATATCAAGAATACGCAGTACTGGGACAAGAAAGTGGAATATTACAATACTGTCCTTGATGAGATGCGTGGTGGCTACAATGACGATTACAGCGAACGTGGAAGAAAGCGCGACAGCATGGGAAGATACAGCGCAAATGACGGCAGAATGATGCCGGATTACGACAGGGGTAGTTCTTATGCTAGACGTGGTGAGCATTATGTCAGAGGGCATTACAGCCGTTCTGATGGGCGAGATGCTTACGATGACTATATGACGCAGAAACAAAGCTATCGTTCCGGCAAGTCCGAAGACTGCAAGAGGAAAATGCTTGCCGCTCTGGAAGAACATCTGGACGAACTCACTACAGAAATGAGTGATATGTCCAAGGACGCAGAGTGCCGGGAGGAACGTGATCTTGTTAAAAGATACGTGGAAAAGCTCCGTGATATGCTCTAATTAGTCAAAACATGTACCACAACTTTTTGGAGGTTCTGTGGTAAAATGTATTCATAAGGAAGATTCGTAAGTGGTTGTAGCCACTTGACATAGACATTTTTTCATTGATTCCTCCTTTCTTAGGCGCGTGTCCTTAACAGAAACAGGTTCGGGCGGAACCTGGAGGTTGAAAAGCGGATGCAATTTCCGACACGTACCATTGCCGTTAGTGCATGGCGGCATACTCCTTGTGAGCATATAACTGAACAGTGAAATCCAACCCGTGCAGAGGTGTGCGACCGTATAGGCGGTGTTGACGTAGCCCGAACGTCCCGTGTTTAGGCATAGCACGTAAAATACCTTGCTAACCCGGGAATCCGGGTTATGTGGAACCTATCGGCTATAGGACAAATATCTATAGATACAAGTTTTCCAGTTCGACTCTGGAAGTTCCGCTTACCTTGCCAGTGGTCTAACTGGCTTAATCCACTTACCTGCGGCGGCAGGTCAATAAACACGACCAGGAGGATGTATATGCAGAAACTTATTGACACATTAAAATCATTTGGAATTGAAATCCCGGAGGATAAACAGGCAGATGTAAAGAAAGCACTCTCTGAACATTACAAGAATGCTAAAGAAGTAGCGAAAACCCTGTCAAAAGTCGAGGGTGAACGTGACAGCTGGAAAGAACGTGCTGAGACAGCAGAAGAAACCTTAAAAAGCTTTGACGGTATCGACCCGGCGAACATTCAGACAGAGCTTGCTGGATGGAAGAAGAAAGCTGAGGACGCAGAGATCGAATTCAATGCGAAGATATACGAAAGAGATTTTGACGATGCTCTTAAAACTGCATTGGAAAATGTTAATTTTTCATCTCCAGCAGCTAAAAGATCTGTTACCGCTGATATCAAATCAGCTGGTCTTAAGCTTAAGGACGGAAAGATTCTTGGACTTAATGATCTGCTTGAACAGATGAAACAGGATGAACCTGATACATTTGTAGATGAAAGTCAGCAGCAGGCCCAGCAGCAACAGGCGAGATTTGCAACAGCGCGGATTGGACATCAGCAGACACCGGGAAACATGACAAAGAAAGATATCGAAGCAATTAAAGACCCGTCTGAGAGACAGGCTGCAATTGCTCAGAATATCCAGTTGTTCCAGTGATTTTTACACCGACTATACACCAGAGTATAGCCGCTAACCCAATACCTTAACAATTATGGGTAGAAAGGATTTTTTTATGCCAGCAAAAGCAAATCTTATTATGACTAATGATATTCAGGTCACAGCACGTGAGATTGACTTCGTTACCAGATTCGAAAGAAACTGGCAGCACTTACGTGACATTCTGGGTATCATGAGACCTATCAAAAAACAGCCGGGTGCTGTACTCAAGTCCAAGTACGCAGAAGGTACTTTGCAGAATGGAAATGTTGGTGAGGGTGAGGAAATCCCTTACAGCAAGTTTACTGTAAAAGAAAAGAACTATGCGGAAATGACTATCGAGAAGTACGCAAAGGCTGTATCTATCGAAGCAATCAAGGATCACGGTTACGAGAACGCTGTTCAGATGACTGATGATGAATTCCTTTTCCAGCTCCAGACCAATGTTACTGAAAGATTTTATGATTATCTGAAAACAGGTACCCTCACATTTACAGAAACTACTTTCCAGATGGCTCTGGCAATGGCCAAGGGCCGGGTTGAGAACAAATTCAAACAGATGCACAGAAATGTGACTGGTGTTGTTGGATTTGTGAACATCCTGGATGTGTATGAGTATATCGGCGCAGCTGAGATTTCTATTCAGAACCAGTTCGGATTCCAGTACATGAAAGATTTTATGGGCTTCAATACAATCTTCCTGTTATCCGACAGCGAAATCCCGAGAGGAACAGTTATCGCTACCCCTGTTGAGAATATCGTTCTGTACTATGTTGACCCGAACGAATCTGACTTTGCAAGAGCAGGACTTGTATACACCGTATCTGGCGAGACAAATCTGATCGGATTCCACACGCAGGGCAACTACCACACTGCAGTATCTGAAGCATTTGCAATCATGGGACTTACCCTCTTTGCAGAGTACATTGATGCTATTGCTGTCGGAACCATCAACACAACTCAGACACTCGGAACTCTGACTGTAAACTCCACAGCAGGAAGTAAGAGCGGAGATACTAAAGTGACCATTACTCCGACAAAAGCAAGCGCAGGAAATGTGTACAAGTACAAAGTCGCATCTTCTGAGACTACCGTAGACTATGGACAGAACGTGAAGAACTGGAGCGCATGGGATGGAGAATCCGACATTACAGCAACAACAGGACAGGTAATCACAGTGGTTGAGTGCGACAGTACCTATAAAGCACTGAGCGCCGGACATGCGACTGTAACAGCAAAATGATGATCGATTAGGAGGTAGCTGGCATGGCTTATGCAGATTATGATTTTTACACAGAATCCTATTATGGCAATGTCGTGCCAAAAGCTGACTTTGATCGTCTGGCAGCCAGAGCCAGCGATTTTATTGATACATTGACATTTGATAATTTGGTGGACGGAGTGCCAGCTGATAAGCGTTCACAGAAACGTATTAAAAAGGCGGTCTGTTCACTGGCTGAATTAATGTATCAGATTGAGCTTGCTGAGAAGAATGCTACCAATGCCGCTGTGAGCGGTACGTCAACTGCAATCGGGTCTGGTGGTAGCACGACAGGCATTGTAACATCTGTATCTTCTGGCAGTGAATCCATCTCTTACGCAACACCTCAGCAGATTGGAGCAAGTGCAAAGGAATGGAGTGCGGTGTATGCCGCCGCCGGGGATGTACAGAAAACGAATGACTTACTTCTTAAGACAGCTTTGCCGCTTCTGATGGGAGTAAGGACGGATGAAGGAGTACCAATTTTATATGCAGGAATGTAATATTAATGTTCTCGGGACGGTTTACAAAATTAGTCCAAAAGAATTAAAAAATGCAGATGTTGACGGCTACACAGACAATACATCAAAAGAAATTGTTATCAGAACAGACAACGCAAATAATGTTGGTGATTTTGATTCCTTACAGAAAAAGCAGTTGAGACATGAAATTATTCATGCGTTCTTGTCGGAAAGCGGATTGCAGTGCAACTGGCAACATACAGAGCAGTTCGGACATGACGAAACTACGGTTGACTGGTTTGCTATTCAGTCACCGAAAATTTTTAAAGTATTCAATGAACTTAAATTAATGTGAGGTGAAAAATAATGGATATTTCAACATTAGGCTCATGCGTAGCAATCGTTATGATTTGCTACATCGTAGGAATGGGCTGTAAAGCATCAAAAAGAATCTCTGATGAATGGATTCCAGTAATCATGGCGGTTATTGGCGGGATTCTTGGAGCGGTCGGAATGGGAATTATCCCGGATTTCCCGGCAACAGACTATATCACGGCGGTTGCAGTCGGTATGTTTAATGGATTGTCGGCCACTGGTGTGAATCAGATTATCAAGCAGACAATGCAGAAAGAATAATTAAGGAGAGGGTATCATGTATTCATCTAAAATTACACTTTTCAACTATTACGAAAGTGCCACGACAAGAGATGTGTACTGGTATCCTCATGTTTTATCCGGCGTTGACCTCATTACGGACAAGGGAGCAATCCTTAAAAAGTACGGGCCAGACGTAACTGACAACGCACAGTTACACGTTCGATATACCGTCCAGAACGGTGATATAACCATTACTGATAAAGACGGCAAGATTCTCCCATGGGTTCCAGTTAAAGAGTGGAAAAGGCAGATTAACAACGCTCTGGAAGACACTATTACATTCTCAGATGAATCATTCTTCTGGGAGGGTGAGTGGGCTGGTGGAACGATAACTGACAGTGATTACCGAAATGGATTCTATCAGTACATGAACGAGAACAGGGATAATGTGTTTAAGATTACCAGTGTAGGCGGTCCATATACACTGATTCCACACTTTGAAATTCTAGGTAAGTAATATGAGCAAGATTCATCATTTCAAAGGATTCTCCGTAGTTGATGGAGATATGAAAATTAAACTGAATATGGATAGATTCTCCAGACAGTATCAAGAAGCTCAGTATCTACTTGATGGAATGGTTATGGATAGTATGGTACCGTTTATGCCGATGATTACAGGGGACTTTATCAATCGAACAAGAGTTGAGAGTACATCCTTGCAAGGAACTGGGAAAGTGTGTGCGGCGGCGGCTCCTTATGGGCGTTTTTTGTACGAAGAAAAAGGAATGGTTGATGAAGCAACTGGAAGTCCCTACGCAAGACGTGGAGCAAAGAAAGTTCTCGTTAGTCAGTTTTCTGGTCAGACAGCCGCAAAAGAAAATCTTGAATATACCAAACAGGCTCACCCACGGGCGCAGGCAAAGTGGTTTGATGCCGCAAAACGACAATACGGAAACACATGGATTCGCAAAGTAAAAGCACAGGCAGGAGGTGGCAGACATGGCAGATAAGCCTATCGGAAAAGATGCAACTGGATATGAGATTATGACAGATGCCATGAAAGCACTTCTGAACCAGTATCCGGGACTGTATGAAAATGAAACAATCAAATTTGAGGAACTCGGCAAAGAATCCGGAATTGCGTTCTCAGCGGACAACGGGGCCTTGATTTATTCGGAAAAAGAAGATGTTTGTGGAGTAATGCACCAAATTTGTCAGTACCCATTTTATGTAGTGTACCGAACAGCATCCGACAAGGAACGGCAGAAGTTATCTGTTCAGAAGTTCCTGGATAATCTCGGTAAATGGATATGCCGAGAACCAGTTATTATAAACGGCTCTGAGACGCGCTTAAATGCTTTTCCAGAGCTTTCACAGGGGCGAGTGATAAAACGTATCACCCGTGATAACTCCTATGGTTTAGAACCGCAGGAGAGTGGCGTACAGGACTGGTTATTGCCATTATCGGTACGCTACGAAAACACTTATGAAGCAATATAGCGAGTAACAACCGGCTATCAGTTGGAGATAGTCGCTAACCTACACAGCCTTTTAAAAGTTATAGGCAGAAAGGACATTTCTATGGCAGTTACAGGCAAGATTGACCGTAAATATATGGCTCATTACATTGACGCAGGTTCCCTCTGCGGAGGGCTGACGCCGAAATATGAGCGTCTTGGAAAGGATCTGGAAGAGTACAACATCGAACTCAACCCGGATACCGAAACATCTAAAAACATTCTTGGAGAATCCACATTCAAACACAATGGCTATGAAGTTTCTTCTGACGCTGATCCGTTCTATGCAGACACTACTTCTGATCTGTTCGGAGCATTACAGAAGATTGTGGACGGACGCCTCAAAGACGATAATCTCAAGACAAAAGCAGTTGAAGTCCATCTCTGGACAGAAGCCACAGCAGGCAAGTATGAAGCGTATCAGCAGGATTGCTACGTTGTGCCGACCTCCTACGGCGGTGATACATCTGGTTATCAAATTCCATTTACCGTGAACTATGTCGGAGAACGTGTAAAAGGAAAGTTTGATGTTTCCGCCGGAACATTTGCAGCTGACAGCGAATAAGCACATACACAAGGAGGATATGCTAAATGGCAAAAGTAATTAATACCAAAATTGATGATGGAATTTTTACATTCACGTTTACCAACAACGAAGACGAAGTTTTTTCTTCTTTCAAGCTTAACCCGACTGATATCAATGTAGCAGCACGTGCGGAGGAACTGGGAGAGTACTTTGACCAGCTTAAAAATTCTATTCAAAAAGTCACATCTGGTAAGGAAGTGGCAGAACTGAACAAACAGATCGAAGACAAAATCAACTATCTGCTCGGATATGAAGCATCAAAAGACCTGTTCAAGGAGCCGATCACAGCGACTACTGTATTCGGCAATGGTCAGGTATTCGCCTACATCGTACTTGACAAGATCGCAAAAGCAATCGCACCGGAAATCGAAAAGAGAAAAAAGAAAATGCAGACGGCAGTCAATAAGTACGTGGAGAAATATACAAAATGACCGCCTATGAGCTACCCACCTCACTAAATATCAGTGGGGTGGATTTTTCTATCAGAACGGATTTTCACGCGATTATTGATATTCTCATAGCTATGAATGATCCAGAACTGGACGAGCAGGCGAAAGCAGTTGTTATGTTACAGATTCTGTTTGAGGACTGGCAAAGCATACCGGCTGAGTGTCTGGATGAAGCTTGTCAGAAAGCATCAGAGTTCATCGACTGCGGGCAGTCTGACGATAATCCAAACCGTCCAAAGCCCCGTTTGATGGATTGGGAACAGGATGGAGACATGATTGTTCCGGCGGTAAACAAGGTTGCCGGTAAAGAAATCAGAGCAGTGCCTTATATGCACTGGTGGACGTTTTTTGGATACTTTATGGAATCTGGCGAATGTCTTTTTAATACCGTAGTTGGAATTCGTTCAAAAAAGGCAAAGGGCGAAAAGCTCGATAAATGGGAAAAGAAATTCTATCAGGAAAATAAGAACATTATTGATATAAAAACACGTCTCAGCGAAGAGGAGCAAGCGTACAAGGATGCGCTGAATGAGATGTTAAACCTCAAATAGTTAGGAGGTGAATGTATGGCTGCTGATGGCTCAGTCATTATTGATACCAGAATGGATACAACTGGTGTCCAGAATGGTGTCTCAGCTATAAAACAGTCATTTAACGGCCTTGGAAGTGCTGTAAAAAAAATCGGTCTGCTGATTGGTGGGGCTTTTGCAGTTGGTAAGTTAGTACAGTTCGGCAAAGAGTGCGTGGAACTCGGCTCTGACCTTGCGGAAGTACAGAACGTGGTCGATGTTACATTTACAACCATGTCTGACAAAGTAAATGAATTCGCAAAGAACGCCATGACTTCTGCCGGATTATCTGAAACTATGGCAAAAAGGTATGTCGGCACGTTCGGAGCAATGTCTAAGTCGTTCGGATTTTCAGAATCACAGGCTTACGACATGTCAACGGCCCTGACACAGCTGACTGGTGATGTGGCATCATTCTACAACATCAGTCAGGACTTGGCTTATATCAAACTGAAATCAGTGTTTACGGGTGAAACGGAAACATTAAAAGATTTGGGCGTGGTAATGACCCAGTCGGCACTTGACCAATATGCACTTGCAAATGGCTACGGCAAGACCACATCTGCAATGACTGAACAGGAGAAAGTTGCTCTCCGCTTTGCTTTTGTGCAGGAACAGTTATCAGCCGCATCTGGTGACTTCATTCGTACTTCTGACAGCTGGGCGAACCAGGTGCGAGTGATGCAGTTGCAGTTGCAGTCCCTCAAGGCAACAGTCGGACAAGGGATGATTAATATTTTTACACCTGTTTTGAAAGTAATCAATATTCTTCTCGGCAAACTGGCGACTCTGGCAAACGCATTTAAGTCATTCACGGAGCTTATTACTGGCAAGAAATCTTCCGGTCAAACGAGCGGAAGTGGAGCGGGTCTTGCCGGAACAGATACAGTCGCAGATACAGCGGACCAGTATGGACAGGCAGCCGATAATGCAGAGAAACTGGCAGATGCCACGAACGACAATGCAAAAGCCACAAAAAAAGCGAATAAGGAAACAAAAAACTATCTTTCGTCACTTGATGAAGTTCACAAAGCCACATCTACTGGCAGCAATTCATCTTCCACACCATCTTCATCTGGTGGAAGTGGTGGAGCAGGTAACAGCGGTCTTCCGAGTTCAGTTGGTAATGTGGACTACGGAAATCTCGCAGAAGGTGAAACCGCGCTTGATAAGATTAGCGATTCCGCAAAGAAACTTGCTGACCTTCTCAAAAAACTCTGGAAACCGTTCCGGGAAGCATGGAAAAAAGAGGGTAAGAATACCATTGAAGCGGCAAAAAACGCTTTGTCGGGAATTTCAAAACTCGCTAAGAGTGTAGGTAAAAGCCTTGTAGAGGTCTGGACAAATGGCACAGGCGCAACGATGCTTACGACCATGCTGAGGATTGCTCAGAACGTTCTTAAAACTATCGGGAATATTGCATCCGGTTTTGCGGATGCGTGGAATAAGAACAATGTTGGAACGCAGATCATACAGAACATTGCAGACGCCCTTGTGGTGGTTATGCAGTTTGTGGAAAAAATCGCAGAAGATACTGCAAAATGGGCGGCAAATTTGGACTTCTATCCGCTGTTGGAATCTATTAGTAATCTGACCAGTACATTTGCGCCAATTCTGGAATCTATCGGAAATGTTCTTGAATGGATCTATAACAATATTGTTCTTCCGATGCTGAAATGGCTGATTGAAACCGGAATACCGATAGTAATCAATCTGGTATCGGATTTGGCCGGATTTTTCGCCGACCATCAATCGATCGTTGAAGCATTCGGCACAGCTCTTATAGGTGCATTTGCTGCAGGAAAGATCGCAGGGCTGGCAAAAAGTATCGGTGGAAGCATTACAACAATTATGGATTTCGGAAAAGGTCTTATCGCATTAATGACCGGTTCTGGCGGAATTATAGGCGGTATTAAAGCCATCGCGACGGCTATCGGACCAGGGGGAATATTTGCCATTGCCGTTGGAGCTTGCATTGCGATTGGTGTCTTACTGTACAAAAACTGGGACAAAATAAAAGAAGTTGCGGGGGAAGTATGGGATTGGATTAAAAATAAAACATCAACATTTGTCAACACTATAAGCTCCAGTCTTAAGAATCTCGCGTCTAAAATCGTGACGATTTGGGATAATGTCAAATCCAGCGCATATCAAAAATGGACTGCAATTTGGTCAACAGTAGGAAATCTTGTTGAAAAAATTAAAGATGGAATTGTAAAAAAATTTACAGCTGCAAAAGACAAAGTTGTCGATATTTTTGGAAGTATAAAAGCCTCTATAACGAATGTATTAAACAAGGTAATTGGTATCGTAAACCGTGCGATCGGAACTGTAAACTCAGCTATTGGCGGCATCGAATCCGCGTTTTCTTTCGGACCGTGGGAAGTGCCTACTCCATTTGGTAAGAAAACAATAGGATTCAGTGCTACATTTCCGCGAGTTCCAACTATTCCATATCTTGCAAAAGGTGCTGTTATTCCTCCAAGATCAGAATTTCTCGCTGTGTTAGGAGATCAGAAGCAAGGAAACAACATCGAGACACCGGAAGCACTGCTCAGAAAGATTTTCCGGGAAGAAACTGCAGGACGGCAGACAGGTGGCGGCGATTATCGTTTTATTGCTCAGATTAATCGCAGAACAATCTTTGATGAAATTATTGATGAAGCAAAATTAAGACGCAGCACAAGTGGAAGAAATCCGTTTGAACTGGCATAGGAGGTGGAAGAATGGCAACTATCCCAAAAAGTATAACAGAGCGATACAAGATGAATGGGGCTTCCATCTATCAGCCAGATAAAGATATGGGTTACAACCTTGAAACAACTTATTCAGAAGGTAGTAACCGTACGCAGTTTGGAAAAGCATTACTGACTCCACTATTTACAGTTGAACAATATAGCTATGAAGCATCAAACGTTCCAGTTGTAGAAGCAAACAAAATTCTCAAAATTATCGCAAAAGGAAAAACTTTCAATTTGTATCATTGGTCACTTTATCACATGGCATGGAGAACCGACCCATTTTATGTTGGAAAAGCAAGCCTAACTATTGGAGAAATATCTCCAGACTTAAAATTTGTATCAAAAATATCTTTTAACATGCAGGGGGTGAATCCACTTGATTAATGTATCTGATGCGTTCAAACAAAAACTACAGGACGGAGAAAGAGTCTGGCAGGAAGTGGAAATCACCTTTCCTGACGGAACTGTAAAAACAGTCAAAAATGAAATCATGGGCGAAAACTGCACTTTTTCCGATTGTGCAGAAAGTAGCAGCTTTCCGATTGGCTGCGTTGTTTGTAAATCCATGACATTGGAGTTGGACAACACTTCCGATCAGTGGAAAAACTATAATTTCTACATGGCAAAAGTTCATGCGTATCTTAAAATGCAGACCTCTGTAGCAAGTTCGGCTACAACAGATGAATTGCTGGATGAAAACTATGAGCCAATTCTTGACCAGAGTGGCGGTGCGATTCTGGCAACAAAAGCAGCGACAGAAGACAGAGTCGAAACCATTGATAAAGGTATTTATACAATTACGACACCAGAACAATATGGCGAAATCCTTAGTTTTACCGCTTTGGACGATATGTATAAAACGAACGCAACTTATATATCTCATCTGGTTCTGCCACAGTCAATAGAGACTCTTGTTAGAGATGCGTGTGAGACTCTTGGTATTCCGTCAGAAGTCTCCATGGCTCATGGAAATCTGATCGTGTCAGAGATTCCGGAAAACATGACGTTTCGTCAGTTGTTCGGATGGGCAGCAATGCTTGAGACTGCGAACGCTCGCCTGGACAGCAGAGGATACTTGCGATTTATCAGATGGGATTTTTCCAATGTACAAGAAGATTACAACGCAGTAGTGGACGCTGATGGAAATGTAACATTTAAAGGCGGCGCAAGTATTGACTCAGAAAGTTTTATCAGTCCGACAGGGAACTGGACAATTGATAGTGATGGATTCTTGACACTGATCGAATCAGCAGCTGACACATCCGAAAAGCTCAAAGACTTTTTTACAAGTCCAACCGTTTCTAGTGATGATATTGTGATTACTGGAATCAAGCTAAAAAATAGAGAAAATGAAGCCATGTACGGAAGCACAGGATATGTTCTTGAATTGGAGAACGACCTTGTTGCGGATTCGGACTTGGACACGGTAGCTGCTCAAATCGGTGATTCCATAATTGGAGCTAAATTCCGTAACATGTCGGGAGAACTTGTATATAACCCACTCATTGAGTTTGGAGATATGGCATATACTTATGATCGCAAATGGAACAGATATATAACTCCGCTGACGGACGTTTCTTGTTCCGTTAATGGAAAGACCACTGTAAAAACTCAAGCCGATGATCCGATCAGAGGAATGAGCAAGTTCCAGTCAGAATCCACTAAGGCAATCGTAGAGGCAAGGCGTCTTGTAAAAAAAGAAAAAACGGCCAGAGAAAAAGCAGTAGAGAAATTAGAAGAAACCTTAAAAAATTCTTCTGGATTATATGAAACATCAGTCACACAGGAAGATGGCAGTACTATCACATATCTGCATGACAAGCCTACACTCGCAGAATCAAAAAATGTAATTAAATTCACAGCAGAAGCCATTGGCGTATCCAATGATGGTGGCAAAACATATCCTTACGGTTTCTTTCTGACAGGCGATTTGATAGCAAAAATTCTGTACGCACATGGTATCAATGCTGATTATATTGACACAGGCGCACTGACTGTCAGAGATAGCGATGGAAACATAATCTTCCAGGTTGATATGGACACCAAAAAAGTAATCATCAGTGGTGATAATGTTGTAATTGGTGGTAGTTCTTTGCCGGATAAACTGACAAAAATGGACAACAATATTGCATCTGCCAAGAATATGACATTCCAGCTGTCAAACGATATGCAGACGATCACATCTGACGCAGACGGAAACATTCCGGTATTTCCAACAGTGGCAACTACAGCGAAAGTTATGTACGGCTCGTCAGATATCACAAATGATTGTAGCTATACCATTACAAAATCAGACAGTGTAACCGGCTCTTGGGATGTAGATACGCACACCTATACAGTCACAGATTTGAGTGCCGACAATGGCTGGGTGGACATTAAGGCAACATATCTCAGTAATCTGGCAGTAACAAAAAGATTCACGATTTCTAAGCAGAAAAAGGGAGAAGATGGAAAAGATGGTGAACCTGGTAGAACATACATGGTTGAGCCATCATGTAACGTCTTGAAACGTGGCTCTGACAAGACAATTAGTCCAAACTTTATAACATTTAAAGCGTATTATCGTGACGGAAAGTCAGCTACTAGAGTGCCTTATAAAGGCAGATTCGTTGTTGAAGAGACTGCTGACGGAAACACTTGGAATACCATTTATACTAGTTCAACCGATGAGGATACCGTGACACACTATTTGTATTCTATTTTGACAAATGGATCTGGTCAGACAGTAGCAAGTTCTAATGGTTCAACCATTGGTATTCCTAGAGATGTGACGAATGTTAGATGTAAATTATATGCATCCGGTGGTACTACGACATTGATGGATATGCAGAGCGTGGCGGTCGTTATTGATATAGACAATTTGACGCAGGAGCAAATAGTTAGCATTCTGACTAATGACGGGGCTTGGAAGGGATTATATTATATCAATGGGCGTCTCTACGTCAGCCTTGATGCTCTTCTTGGTGGAACAGTTACCTTGGGCGGCAAAAAGAATGGGAACGGTTATCTGAAAATTAAAGATGCCAGCAATGATGTTAAAGGATTAATTGATCGCTCTGGATATACTGTATTTACAAGCTACGAAGAAAATTCAAAATACATGAAATATACAGGTGTACAGTTTTCAAGCGATGGAATATTCTCTGTTGATATCAAGAAGTTCTTTGACGATAAAGTAGATATTGAAATTGAAAATAGTGAAAATTGGGGAATCAGTTGGAAGGATAACAGTCTAAACGTATATGCCACAGAGGTATCGGCTGATACCGGTACATTTGGAGATTTAACTGTTACTAATCCTGCATCTTTTGCAAAATCGCCAAGGATAGAAGACATGGAGTATACGACATCAGCAAATACTATTTGTTGGGATGGACGTACAGGATACAAACAGCTGATGCTAAAATCTTCATCCTCAAAACGCTATAAAGATATCGGAAATGATATTTCAGAGCAAGAAATTGAAGAATGGTACAATATTGAACCGCTTTGGGCGAAATATAAAGAGGGCTATCTGGTCGAGGGTGATGAGAATGAAGGCAGATACATTCCAATGTTTATTGCCGAAGACGTAGAAGAATATTTTCCAGAAGCCACCAGGCACGCTAATGGACAGGTTGAAGACTGGAACGAACGTATCATGATTCCGGCAATGTTTGCAATGCTAAAAGCACAGAAAAAGAAAATTGACCAACAAGAGAAACTTATTAATAAACTTTGCGAAAAGTTAAATATAGAATGAATTATGAAATGGAGGTACATAAATGTCAGTAAAGCAAGTACAAGCTATTGTAAATGGACAGACTTACACCCTTACTTTTAACAGTAATACGGGAAAATATGAAGCTACAGTAACAGCTCCAAATAAGTCCAGTTACAGCCAGAGCGGACATTATTACGGAATAACAATCAAGGCAACGGACGATGCTGGAAACGTGACCACCAAAGATGCAACAGATTCCGCAATCGGTAGTTCCCTACGATTAACCGTTAAAGAAAAGGTCGCTCCGGTAATTACAGTCACAAATCCAACAGCATCTGCAACACTTGTCAACAACAAGCCAACTATCACATGGACTGTTACAGATGATGATTCTGGTGTTAATCCGTCTACTATCGGTATCACAATCGATTCCGGAAGCAAGATTACTGACGGCATTACAAAGACTGCCGTAACCGGTGGTTACAATTGTTCGTACATACCGGAAACAGCTCTTACCGATGGTTCTCATACCATTAGGTTTGATGCATCCGATTACGATGGCAACGCAGCTACGCAGAAATCTGTAACATTCAAGATCGATACCGTACCGCCGACGTTGAGCGTAGCCTCTCCGTCTGATGGATACGTTACCAACAAGAGCACAATTACTGTAGCAGGTACAACCAATGATGCAACGTCATCTCCTGTTACAGTAATGATCAACGGTACACCTGTAACGGTTGGTAGCAACGGAGCATTCAGCACTACGGTCACATTGTCCGCAGGCTCAAATACAATTACTATCGTTGCAAAAGACAGTGCCGGTAAGACAACAACCATTACTAGAACTGTCAAGTATGATCCGAACCCACCAAAGATTACAGCCGCAAGCGTAACGCCTAATCCGGTCGATGCAGGCAAAACTTATGTGATCTCTGTCACAGTAACTGATGAATGATGATTACGAGGGTTTACGGCTCGTGTAATGAGTTCGCTATTGAGTTCCAGAGACGAGAGGGATCGGATCTCGAAATCTGGGACGCAATAGTCCCTGCCAATAAAGATGGACAGTATGTCATAGAAATCTATGCAGAAAGTAGTGGTGGCTTGACAGCTTATACCGCCACTGTACTGTTTCTGATACAAGGGCACGAGATTGCTGGAAAGCTCGTTCCGAGAGGATATACGGCAGAATCAGAGAACATCGAGTACAGCTCATTGCTGAATCTGAGTCAGCTGACGGCAGAGCTTGTAAAGCAATGTTTCAGCGGACATAAAACATGCTGAAAGGAGAGAGGACATGGCAATTAGATACGTAGATAGCAATACAATAATGGATTTGGGAGAAAAAATCCGATTTAAAAGTAAAGTAGAGCCGGTATGCGGTGTAGACATCCCTTTTTCCATCATTTCAGCGGATTACGAATTGATTTTCGTTGATACAGATGCTGAAAAAGAGACTGTAGAAGATCAAGGAAACTGCAATATCAACGAGCATACGCTAGATGCGTTAATTGAGCCACAAAAAACAGGAATCTATTGTCTGAGATTCATATATAAAATTGCAGATGAAACGTGGGTAGATAATTATAAAATCAAAGTGAAAGGGTGATATGCATGGCAGATGCAAACATTTATATAGCCGGTGCAAGCATAAGCCCTACATCAGTTCAGACAGGGGCGAAATATGCGATTGCTGTTGATGTTCGAAATGTCCAGTATGTATTAGGCACAAGTGATGGATCAGCACTTGCCACTTCTGATGGTTCGATGCTGAGAGTGAAAGAATAGAGGTGATTATATGGCAGAATCATTAAAAACAATATTAATGTCGGCACTGGCTTCGAAAGCAACGCCGGCAGAAAGTGACACATTGATAGTTGGAGAAGGGAATGTATTAAAAAAAATATCGTTCTCACAATTATTTACATACCTGAAAGACAAGCTAGGCATTAATACATTAAACACGAATATAAGTAATTTAATGCAAATATCATCTGATACAATTAAAGACATAGATGTTCCTGCGTCAGGATCTGTAATGATAACATTTACTAAATTCAAACCTAAAAGTGGTTATAATAGGGTTGTTTTAGCTCATAGTTTTAATAATTCTTCTAACGGAGGTTCAAATTATTCTGGAATGTTTATATATAACACTACAGGAGTAACGGACGGAATACAAGTATTTATTCATAATGTATGGAGTAGTAAAGGAAAGGTTAATTTATCATTAACTGTTGCATATATACAATCAAATTTCTTTAATTAATGCTAATAAATCCGTCTTTTATATAGTTATTAATAGCATTGATGGTGCTAACTGCGCCTGTAACACTATTTACACCTATTCCTAACAAAGTCTTTAAATTTACTCCATTTGGAAATGTGGCTAGTAGAGTACCATTAGCAAGGCCATCAGGAATTGCTAAAGTTAAATGAGCAAATACTATATCATTATTGTATATGCAATATGCGCCGCCAAGTTTGTTGTGACTGTTTATGGCATGCCAACGGCAACAGAATAAGGCAAGTAATAGCACTTTAGATGGAATGAGGAATAAAAAAGGCTCAGATCGAGCAGATTGTGAACCAGATAAGCGAGAGAGCAAATCTTGTAAGACAGCTGTATCCTCATCTTATCCGGCATACCACAGCCACAATGTCTCTTGAGCGTGGTATGGATGTTACGGAATTGCAAAAGATGTTAGGACATGAAAAATTAGACACGACTATGATTTATGCGAAGGTATCGCAAGAATCATTGAAATACAGTCACCACAGATACGTGGTGTGAAAGGAGCACAACATGGAAATTAAAGGAATTGACGTATCATCCTATCAAGGTAATCCAGATTGGTCAAAAGTATCGAATTCTGGAATTAAGTTTGCAATTTTGAGAATTCATCAGAAATCCGGCACAGATGTATCATTCGAACACAACTACAAGGGCTGTAAATCCAATGGAATTCTTATTGGTGGATATAAGTACAGCTATGCTTTAACACCGGCACAAGCTGTCGAAGAAGCTGAGAACGTGATCGAAGTACTGAACGGACGCGGACTGGACTTTCCGGTATTCTACGATCTTGAATGGAAACAGCAGAGAAGCCTTGGAAAGCAGGCAATCGAGAATATTGCGGTATCGTTCTTGACCAGAATAAAAAAAGCGGGATATAAGGCTGGTATTTACTGCAACATGGACTGGTACAATAATTACCTGTCCGACAACCTCAAGAAATATGACCTCTGGCTTGCAAGATATGCGAATAACGACAACGGTACTATTCCAGAACGACTCAGACCATCCGTTGGTATCGGCTGGCAATATTCAGAGAAAGGAAAAGTAGCAGGAATCAGTGCGAATGACGTTGATATGGATGTATTCTATACGGATTACCGGACAGAGCAGAAAGGAGAAAACGCAGGCATGACAAAAACAGAAGCCGTTGAAAAAGTCATTAAGATTGCTAAAAATGAAATAGGTTATCTTGAAAAGAAGAGCAACAGTCAGTTAGACAGTAAGACTGCCAATGCCGGTTCGAATAATTACACAAAGTACTGGAGGGATGTGAAATCATCTTATCAGGGACAGCCGTGGTGTGCAGCGTTCGTGAGCTGGTGTTTTATGAAAGCGTTCGGATTGAATAAAGCAAAGAAACTTTTGAAGCACTGGCCTTATGTATACTGCCCGACTTTAGGACAGCTTTTTACAAAGAATGCCAATCCTAAAGTGGGAGATATTGTTATCTTTTATCACAACGGAACTTTTACCCATACAGGCATTGTAACAGCTGTAAACGGCGATAGATTCTATACCGTTGAGGGCAACACTTCTGGTGCATCCGGTATAATCGCAAATGGCGGCGGAGTCTGTGCAAAGAGTTATCTCAACAGCCAGATGCCTGGAACAAAATTCTGTACACCGGATTGGAGCATTGTGTCTGAGATGTCTAGTAATAGCTCAGCCACTACAAAACCGTCAATTAGTGTAAAACCATCAACGACCACATCGAAAGGAGCCGGTTATATGTTTGAGCCAAAATTAGTAAAGCTTGGAAGCGAAGGAACATCTGTGTTGTTATTGCAGGAGATTTTGATCGCAAGAGGATTTAAAGGAAAAAACGGAAAAGTACTGAGCTTATCCAGAAAAGCAGATGAGAACACCATCTATGCATTGAGACAGTATCAGAAATCCAGAAACGGGGTTCTGAGCGTTGACGGGGAATGCGGAAAGAACACCTGGAAAGATTTGATTGCAATCTAAAAAGCATAAAACTTAAGCCCCTTGGAGGTTACTCCTTGGGGCTGTTTTTTTACATATTGTATCAAATTCGTGTTGCATTTCGTGTTGCATAGTTCTTCTTTTTTATGCCAAAACTGGCAAAATAACATATTTTATGAGCTAATTTGAAATTGCCGAAACCATTGAAAACACTACGTTCTTTGCGAGAACCAGTGAATACAAGATTTTCATAAAAATGCGGATGACAGGACTTGAACCTGCAAGAAAAAGCCTAACATTCCCTATTTTACAGCATTTGTTTATTTCGTGTTGCATTT